CAACTACATCTGGCAATATTACAATTGACGCTCAAGGTAACGACACTGATATTATATTTAAAGGAACAGACAACACTGCAGATACTACATTTTTAACTATCGATGGTAGTGAGGCTGGCACAGCAACTTTTAATGCTGGCGCTACTTTTGGTGGTGCTGTTCTACCAGCTGCAGATGATACTCATGATTTAGGATCTTCTACTTTGCAGTGGAGAGACATATATACTGGTGACTTAAATTTAAATAACACTAAAACTAGAGCTAATGAAGTTGATGGAACTTCAGGCCATTGGACTATTCAGGAGGGTGATGAAAACCTCTTTATTTTAAATAGATTAAATGGTAAAAAATATAAATTTAACTTAGAGGAGATTGCGTAATGGCTTTAATAGTAGGGGGTACCACCGTTACAGGTACACAAACTTTAGATGCTACTAAATTAACAGGTAATTTGCCTGAAATTTCAGGAGCAGATTTGACTAATTTGCCTGCGCCTTCAGCTGCAAATGTAGGTTCTGCTTACGCAACACTAGGTGCTCAGGATGTTGGTGGAGTTTTTACTGGGCTCTTTAATGGATCAACAAGCTCAAACACACCAGGCCACACACAAAGTACTCAAATTAGTTATGCAGCTACTAATTCAAATGGCGGGATAAACACTGGTAACGCTGCAAGTGGAACTTCTATGATACTAGGAAGACCTACATCATCAACCTTCGTCGCTTTAAAAAGGATATCATAAAAGAGGATAAAAATGGTTAAGACAATAAATACAACACTTTTAGCAGCAAGAAATCCTAAAAGAAAATATGCTTATAGTTTAAAATTAGATGAAAATGGACAAGCAGTTCAACCTTTAGAGAAAGTTTTTGATGTATTTGAAGATGATGGCGTAACTAAAGTAACTATGATCGATGTTGAATGTAAATGGTCACACAGACAAGATTCAGCTCCAGATACATGGGAGTCTTTTATGTGCACACCATGGGATGACTACGAGCACTCTCAAAAACTATGGACTGATTTAAACAATGGTGTCCACGGAGCTATTGATGAATCTGACCTTGAAGGTTGGTAATAAATTATCTTGATTGCACATTAGTGCTATCCTCATTAATTGTCGAAAAATTAAAAGATAAAGATCTTCTAACTCTATTTTTATTTTTTAACTTAAAAGGCATAACAAAGTGTAGATGATTAGCATCAAAAATATAAAAATCAGCAACTGCAGGATTAAAGGATAAAGTTTTCTCGCCGTCAACTGCGACAAACCCTAATTGACCGTTTAAATATTCTTTTTTTATGTTTTTAACATCTAGCATTTCTGGGACTTTTAAAAACAACACTGTTGAAAACCCTTTAGGTTTATTTGTAATAGTATCTATATTATGAATATGAGGTGGATTAAAATCGCCTTCAACCATGTCATTTATCCACGCACTTGTAATGTGATAATCTTTTACGGGATTTTCTTGTGAGTTATAGTATGACCTAGTTACACTTACATAATCTTGCATACATTTATACATTGAATGTATTATAGGAGCTGTAGAAATTATATTTTGAACATTTAATTCTGTTTTTATGTTACCTGCTAAAATATGACTGTGATCTGGCAAAGAGGATTTATTTTTTTCATATATCTCATTTAATTCATCTACTTCGTCTAAGGGTAATTGATATCTTGCTATTATTTTTCCAGTAACTCTATAATCTGCTTGCATATTTAATCCTTTCAAATATTTATTCTGTATATTCAAACCAACCTGTTAAAATATATTTGTCACCTTTTAGAGGAGTATTCCCCCTATGCGTGTGTGTAAATGACGAAGGAGCTATAATTATTCTGCCCTCTTTTGGTTGTACTCTTTTATTTTGATATAGAAATTCTGTTTCTCCTCCTTCTTCAATATCATTTAAATACATTATAAAAAAAAATACTCTGCTACTGTTTTGTAAACCTGCATTTTCGCAGTGCCAAAGATGATAACCTTCACCAGGAGATGTTTTTTGTAATTTTATATTAGGGTTCATAGTAATTTTTGGACCTGATTCAAAAACTGTTTTATACTTGTCGACGTAATCTAAAAAAACAACTTTTATGATATCATGAAATTCATTTAGTAATTGAATGTTAAAATTTAAAAGAGTGCTCTCTCCTTCTTGTAGTAAATAATATTCACTTCCAGTAATTGATTTTAGATCTTTGTTTCTTTCTATCATTTTTATATTTTTTAAATGATCAAAAACTTTTTTGCAAAAAATATCGACGCTATCCACGTCGTACACTCCTATAAAATCTGTCATATTATATTTTCTGTCTCATGTTATAACATAAACTCGATGTCAAGAAAAGAATTTTAAAAAATACTGTTGCAGAACAAAAAAATATGCTTACATTAGGTTCTCACCAAAATTAACAATCACAGGAGATAAATATGAGCGAACAAGATTATTTAAAAGCTATTGCTGTCCTTGCTGACAAGGTGAGCAGATACCACGAAAGACTACTAGCGGCTGAAAGGGACTTAGAACGTCACCTAAAAGATAGTGCTACACACTGTAATGGTGACTGTGAATGTAAGAATCCTAAGACTTAGGAGTTTCACCCAACATATCTTTTAATGATGGAGCAAATACTTTTACATCGCGCTTAATTTTTTCTGCGGTTGTAGAAGTGTTTGGATCATCTATATCAGCTTGCATAGCCTCTTCTGATTCGTACTCTTGACCTGTATCTATATTTGTAAGTGTTGTTTCTGTTTTCACATTGTATTTAGGAATCACTCTACCATCTTCTAAAGTTATTGTTCCTATTTGCTCAGCATCTTTTACTATTGGCATTTTACTCTCTCCATCTTAAATTAAAACTTAAAATAATTCTATCTTGATTAGAATTATTTTCTTGTACCTCATGTTGTAACCATGATGGAAAAAAAATCAAGTTATTCTCTTTTGCTTCCCACTGCACACTATGAGCAAAATGCACGGATAAATCTTGGTTTTTAGGTGGGTCTAGCACCTCAGCTTGTGGTCTAGGTTCAATAAACACTAAATTACCGCTGTTTTTTGGCACTTTTAAATAATAAACGCCAGATAAATAATTAAGAGGATGTGTATGAACTGTATTCCTAGCTCCTGGAGGATTTATCATACCCCATAATCCTGTCATTTCTGGTCCATATTTTTTTTCCACGCTTAATGCGTCAAAGCATTGCTGTGCTTGAAACATTATATCTTGTGTTACTTCTTTAAAGTCTTCATGCAAATACAAATCTTCTTTGCTATGCCACCCTTTTACATTTGATTTTGGTGATCCTACCTTATCTTGTTTTTTTAAAGCGTACAGCTTTTGTTCTAAATTATATTTGTTTACCAGCTCTGTAGTAAATACAGGTGTAATAAACATACCTTGTAATTTCATATTCATCCTTTCTAAAGTTGACCTTTTGTAACCTCCATAAAACTTACAATTATGTGAACTTGGTTAGCAGCATTAGCTTGTGCTTTTAATACATCAGATTCTTGTAATACAAGAGGCTGAGATAATAATTCTGTAGTGGTATTTGTAGCAACACTTTTAGCTTTGAATAATTCAAATGTTGCAGATGATCTAACGACCTCTAAATCTACTAATGTTGTGCTTCCAGAATCATTACAAATTAAAATTGATTTAACAACATCAGTAGTTGGTGGCACAGGTGGTGTAGCACCTGGATTAGCTGTTGGCACAGTTATTAAAGTTGTTAAATCTGTTGATGTCATATCAACCATTGCACTTTTAAATGTATTAGCCAAGGAAAAAACCCTCCGACTCTGTTTCTTCTTTTAGATCTTGTTGGTAATTTGTATTTAATAAAAGTATTATTTGATCAAGTAATCTAATCATCTGATCAAACTGACCAGCATCGTATTCTGGTGTAGCGTTAGGTAATCTAGTGATTGTAATTTTAGCCATAAAAACCTCCAAAAGGATTAAAAAAATATCCTAATCCACCTGTGTTCATGTTTAGTCCTTGACCTTTATTTTGTATTAAACTTGCAATACCCTCTTCTATCTTATTTAGTCTATCATTGATACCACTAAACTGATCATCATAACCTATTAATTGTTGGCCTACTCTATTAAAAAGACCTGCGTCAGGTATTTGTTGATTTGAAGCTATTGCAAATTCTTCTGGTCCTGAAACAATAGGAAGAAGTGTTCGAGTAGCTTTTTGTAATTCTGCAGTATCTGAAATTTGTGGAATTGTTTTATCCCTCGCATCATTTATAGAATTATTTCTAGGTGGTAATATGCTCGTAATGTCTCTAGAATCTCCTGAACCAAATCCAATAGGAAAAGCATTATTATCTTGAATTGGTCCAAGGCTTGGTAACGGATTACCATCTGAGTCACGAATAATATTTGGATTTCCAAAAATATCTTGACTCACTCCTTCAAGTGGTGTTTGTTTAGATAAAGGTACACTAGGTGGTGTTACATTTAATTGATTATCTGCTTTCATTGGAGCTAAAGGCAATAAAGCACCTATAGTGCTCGGAAACTCAATGCTATATTCCTGCATTGTTTTATTTGGATATCCTCTTGTTTCCATTACATCTTTGGCATACGCGTTAAATGCAGGACTTTTAATATCTTGTTGCATCATTCTTATTTGAATTTGATTTACTAAAGCATCACCTTGTAGTTCTTTTTCAACTTCCTGCGGCCTTAATAGTGGATTGATCATCTTCTACCGTCTGGTCTTATTTCTAATTTTTGTGAACCAAGTCTCCAAGGTGTATCGTCTACTGTGTTAGTTGTGTATCGTATTTTTACAGCTCTACCTCTACCCCTAACACTTACTTTTTCTGTAGTGCTAGTGATACTTGCGTTTGATGTGACATTAGAAGATGATTGAGGATATTGCTCTAATGTCAATCTTGCAGTCATTGTATTTGTTAAGTTATCAAAATCTGGTACTAATTTGCTTATGGACATTAGTTGATCACCATCAGCAATCTCAACAGAGCCTGTTTCTAAAAAGGCTGTAATTGCTGTGCCATCTGCCTGATTATTGCCAGATTCATGTTCGTATATGAAAGATGCGCCAGCAGTTAACCCTAATATAGTAGATACATTAGCTGTAGCGCTAGCGTTATACTCAGTTGCTATTGGTTTTTCATATACATAAGCACCAAGCCAAGTAGTACGTCCTAAACTTAAAGTGTACCAAGTGCCTTCTAAATAGTTGTATGCCACTGCCCTATCTATTTGAGATGCATTAGCTGAAGGGTAATACCAAATTATTTCATTATACGCTGTGTTTAGTCCTACAGCTATGTCATTTTTGTTTGTATAACTAATATCATCAAAGACAAAATCTTGCACCGAACAAGGCATTTTTTTTACAACACCATCATAAAGATAAAATGCGTCGTCGGACATCCAATAAGCTATACCGTTTACCTCTATAGCTGCGTGCTGAGCTATAAGCCCAGCGTTAGCACCAAGTTGTCTTAGACCAAAAGTAAAAGGTGTTCCAACAAACTGTATGCCGTGTAGTGATGTATCTGTCCAAACAAGTATTTGTCCTGCAGATTTTACAGCACCTACAATTTTTGATCCGTCTGATATACGTAATGAGCCTGCTTCATTAGTAGCAACTGGCGTATAGTCCGTTGCATCTTCTCTATCTGAGAATCTAAAAAATAAATCATCTTGAGTGCCTGTGCTACCAATTGTAGTTTCTGTGCCAAATATTAACAAATGTCTTGTGTCTGTAGAAACAAGACTAAATCTTGATGCTGTCGGTGCGTTTGATAATGCCGTGGCTCTTGCTCCTGTCCCTGAAGATGTATCCCATATAAACGTACCACCATCTAAAACAGTGGCTATTAAATCTTCACCAAAGTTATCTAATGACCAGTTTCTACCGACAAGAACAACATTAGAAGATGAACTAGCTGTGCCCCAAGTGCCAGTGCTCCAAGTGTCTGTACCCCAACCTAAGCCATACGTTGAAGTGGCTGGTCCTACGTTAATTTGATATTTAGCGTTACCAGATCCACCACCTCCAGATGTTGATCCAGATGCTGTGCTAGTGTGTGTCACCGTGTAAGCGTTTGCACTTGTTATTGATGTAATCTCAAATTCTTGATTCATATCTAAACCATCAATTGATGAAAAAGAATCAAAAGTAACAAAATCTCCTTGTTTTGCATTGTGGCTAGTGTCCGCTACAGACACAGTGGTAGTGCCATTTGTTGTGAACGGGTTTGTTAATGCTTGTGTTTCACGAATAGGTGTAATGTCATACACCGCTCCTTCATTGTAAATGTATAATTTTCTGTTTGTACCCAACGCTAAATATCGTAAACCGTCTAATCCCACCCATGAATGCGTGTCTCTTACAACGCCCACTATTGTTTTATTTGGATTAGGTAAATTAGTCCAGCCACCCCATCTCTCTGGTTTTCCATAATGAAATCTAACAAAATCAGAATCTGTGTATTTACGCTCATCTCCTGCAGAATAGGCCGTATCTTGCTTATCTATGCCAGGACGAAATTTTAGATCTACTAATTGCATGATTTTATAATAAATTACTTATTGTTTTGAGGCAAGAATTGAGTTCCAACATTGCCTTTAAATGCATAATTACCATAATGTGTCATACCAGACAGTATATCGGCGTATATTTTACCACCCATATTTTGCCATAAACGACAAAAAGCGTAGTCCTCTGACAGATATCTTCGTGTTTCTGGCTCTATCATAGTGTCAAAAAATGCATAATTCCAATCTGATGTCTCGTGATAATTAA